TATGATTGTGTCCCATATTGCTGTTGTACCAAATGTGTCATTATAGTTTACACCACCTTGATATGCCATAGTCATACAAAGAGTAATCAGTCCCATCTTATCTTCTATTCGGTCAACCAACTCTACGTCTTTAATATTATAATCAATAAACTTTTGGAAGTTGTGTTTATATAAAGTATGTAAGGAACCATATTCCTCATAGCTTAGTTTCTTTTCACCAAGAACAACATGAGCAATGTGATCCAATTTATATGATTCTTGTGGACCATAAGAGTAACCAAACTTCTTAAATAGGTCAAGGTAATCTAGGTTAGAAATACCTTTGAGCTCATAGGATGTTTGTGTTCTACCCATGGTTGTAATATCTCTACGCTCTATCTGACCCCATGGACTTAGTCTTTTAACATATGCTTCACCTAGCAATTTATGTATTCTATTTACAAGGTAAGGTATATCAAAGAATCTTGTGTTCCAACCTGTAATGACGTCAGGCATCATTGATGGTTGAGATATAAAGGTAACAAAGTTAATGAGTAAGTCAGCCTCTGAGTGATATCTGTGATATACAACTCTGTGAGTTTTCATTAGAGATTTTTCTACATCATAATCGCCTAGGCCCCACACATGGTAAGTATTATCAATATTGTTTTTGGTAGCAATAGAGATAACAGGATTCTCAGCTTTATCTGGCTCTGGGAAGCCATCATCTGACGCAACTTCGATATCAATCGTAGTAACATTTATTTTGTTACGATCAAACTCGATTTGACCTGGAAAATAGTCATTGATGAAAGTTGAGATATACCTGTTGTTACCAAAGATGTGACGCCCGGCGGTATCCTTATTAGTTTTAACCCACTCAGTTGCAGAACGCATAGAGTCAAAATTGACTTCACTGACTGCTGTACCATCTAGGGCTTTCCAAGTCGTAGGACGATTTGTACTCACATAGAGAGTAGGTTCATACTTGATTTTTTCTGTAATCTTTTTGTTGTATTCATATCCACGAAGTAGAATCATATTTCCATATCGTGAAACGTTTGTATAGAACTTTGACATATAATATATTATAACACAGTTTACGTTAAAAGTAAACGGTTTTTTTCATTTAAGGTTGGGGTGGTTGCCCACCCCGATTGTTTTGTGTTGCTCAAATTATTGATAGCCAGATTATTAAAGGTGCAGTGACTAAACAAATTAGTACGTATGCAATTAATTCCAGTGATTCCAATAGAGCCTTCACATAACTTTCTGACACCATGGTCATTAAAAGTTTCATTTCGCTTCTCCAGTAAATTGTTTAATCTACTGAGTTTTCTCTAATATTATCAATTACCCTTTTAGGAACTGTTTTCTTGTTGATGCCCCAGCAGACCCTATTTGAATCTTCCTAGGACGCTGTTCATCAGGAATCTCTACTCTAGCATACACTACTAGTATTCCATCTTGATAATCAGCACCGTCAATTACGCAATATTCTGAGAGGCGGAAGCTCTTCTCAAATTTGCGGGACGAGATACCTTTAAATGCGTATTCCCTGTCGTCGTCTTTTTTCTCAGCTCTTACTTTTAAGATACCGTCTTTCAACTCTATCTCAAAATCATCTTTACTAAAACCTGCCACTGCTAACTCGATTAGGAATTTCTCCTCGTCGATTTTAACTATGTTATGTGGTGGGTAGTTATCAGCTCCGGTTCTTGCACTCTGATGGATTCTTTCCAAATCATCAAAGATGCTGTCAAAGCCTACGAATAACGAACGTGGTACGTTCAATGTATTTCTTACCATTTTAATTTCCTCCTATTAATAGCAAGGTTATGGGAACCGGTTCAATACCGCATTCCTCGATTATATTTATACAGGTTTACTCCTTAGTTTGAGTATTTCCTATATTATATTTTGGACATAACTCCCATTGAGTTTTTTCTTTAAAAGGTATAACCTTTATCTGTCTCAATGGAGCACATTCCGTTGCTTGACTTGGATTAATTATACTAACTAAACCCCAGTCAGCTAACAACGTAGAAATTGTATTCCTACGATGTAAGTCATTTTCTATTAGATTACTTGGTTTGCCATCTAATAAAAATAGTTCTTTAAAGTGAACTATAAAATATCTGCCTTGCTTATGTAATATATGACAAGACTGATATAGTTTTTGATCTTTACGTGACGCTACACCTATTCTTGTAAGTGTTTCTCTTATTTTAAGAAAGTCGTCTGGTTCATTCAATGATACTTCGAGCATATCATTTGAGGACCAATTAATTACTTGATTTTGTTCTTCCACCTTTATACATCCTTTGTTTTAACTCTTCAATTTCCTCATTACCAAATAAAGATAAAACGGATTTAGCTTTTTCATTACTATAACCGTAATAATGTTTGATGAGTTCAAGGTTCTCAATCTCAGTTGGTTTAAACCATTTGGAGAACCTATTTTTACTTCTAATTATATTTATAAAAAAATCAAACTGAAGACGGTTATCCAGGTGATGATACTTATTCATTTCATTTGCATAAAGTATTGTATCACTAAAGAAAGATAATGCACGATTAATTATAAAAGGGTTATATTCTTTTTCTGCAATATCATCAACCATTACATCTTTCTTTGTCTTATTGATTGCATTTACATATTCAAATGGATTCACTTCTTCTTCTCCCAAGGTAAAGGAATTGATTTGCCTCTTTTCTGTTCTTCAACTATGTGAGCTGACATATAAGCAAAATATGCCATACCTATCATAAATATACTTCCAAATATTATTTCCATTTTACACCTGCCATTACTTCAGTTAAGCATGCCACCATGTTAAGTTCATGGTCAGCAACAAAACTGTCTTTGTATTGATAATCAGCCAGTATGAGAACTAACTGAGGGATTGATTGTGGGTCTACATATTCATTCATTGAATCGTATAGCTTTCTGAATATTGCTACAGGTTCAATGTCTATGTTCTCAATAACCCATTTTCTCATGTTCTTAAAGTCTTTAATCTTTAGATGATTAACCAATGTTTCTATTGATACATCAGAAACGTTTACTAGAATTCCTGTATCAATTTGGCCACTTTGACCATACCTTTGTAACTCATTAAGTATTCTACGATAGTCTGGAAAGTATTTAATTATAAATTCTGATAATACTTTTGTATCGTATTTAACGCCTTCATCATCTAATATCAACATACACCTTGCCATAAAGACTGAAGCCAATCTTTGCTTATCGCCTTTTGGTATAGAGAAATCAATTACAGAACATCTACTATGTAGTGGTTCAATAATACGATTCTTGAAATTGCATGTAAATATAAATCTACAATTGCCGCTGAATTCTTCCATAAACCCACGTAATGCAGGTTGGGTGGACTGCGGATTCAGATAATCAGCCTCATCTAAAATGACCAGCTTGTGTCCACCCGATAAAGAAACTGTTGACGCAAATTGTTTAATTTTATTTCTAAGCGTATCGATGTTACCTTCTTCGGATCCATTGATTATAATATAATCTAAGTTTAATATGTTTGCTATTGCTTTTGCAGCTGTGGTTTTACCTACACCAGCTGTACCAGTGAATAGCATATTTTGTATCTCTCCATTTGATAACATTTCATCAAATGTTTTATAGAGATTTGCGGGTAGTACAATATCTTCTAGTTTGTTAGGTCTGTACTTTTCAACCCATAAAAATTCGTTTGTCATGCTGCACTCCATTTTGTCATTGATTCCCATTCAGTTACAGTTGTTAATCTGAAACTTCTAAATGCATTCTTGTCTAAGGACCAGACACAAAAGTGGTCTGAGTCTGCATTCATCTTAATTGTAATCTTGACACCATGTGCATCTAAGACTTTTTCTTCAAGAGTACAAGGCATAACTCTTAGTTCGCCTGTATCTATTTTCTTGAATGTTACTTGAACGATACCTTTATGCAAGGCTTCAAGTAGTTTGGTTTTTTCACCTATTTCCATAATATAATCCTATAATAAAATTGGCGGGGTGGGTCACTTTATTCAATTTAAAGCTTAAATAAAATGTTCTTTTTTGAATTGGTGGGACCCTGCCCCTGCCCGAGTCTTGCGACCCCTATTGTAATTAGTCAGCCGAGCCGTCAGCTTCGACTTCTTCAACGTCGTCCACTGGGTTAAGGTCGCCTTCGACGCCCTCTGTACCTTGAGCTTCTTGAGCAGCATTTAAGAATTCGACAATTCTTGTTCTTAAACCACCAACTGTTTCTAGCTCAGGTCCCTCGAAACCACCACGTCTTGAACACATATCAATAAGGTTCACAGTTGTAGCGATATCTCTAAGACTTAGTTGAACACCTTCTTGAGGTGCTTCTACGTTCATATTTTCATCAGCCATTTTTTTTCTCCTTTGCAAAGTTTAGACTAAATTGAGTAACCCGACCATCGGCGTTACCCACTCTATCTTCATTATATAAAAATGAAGATTTATTTGCTCTAATGTATTTATACACCAAAGCTCGAGTTTTTCTCCAAAGCGATAAAATATTCTATTGGATAATTGTTATTGGTCCAATTAGAAATTAACTTAGATGATATACTCACAAAGTAATCGCCTGGAAGTAATTTTAAATTCGGTATACTAACGATGAAGTTAAAGCTTTCTTTACAAGCATTATCTCTATCTAACTCATAACTAAATGAGTTTGATGTTGAATCTTTAGTATCCACTACGGATGCAGTGATTACACCATTATCACCATCGAGTGATAATTCTGTATGTCCTAGAACTGCTGCAGCTTTTCTGATTTGATTTAAAATATCATCAGTAAGCGTGAATCCTAGTTCAGCATCTGGCATCTGTATATCTTTTTGAGGTGTAGTAAGTATTTCAATTTCAGAAAAGAAATATCTTACAACCTGATTGTTAGCACCATTAATTAATACTGACTTATCTTCAAAGGTCAGTGTAGGTTGGTCAACTAGATTATATACTGATAAGAATTCGTTTAAGTCATAGACTCCAAATTCCTTTGGCATATCTTCTGTAATATCTGCTTGAGCTAAAATAGTTTTAGACTCAGATATTGTTTTAACCTTCTGACCTGGTGTAAAGACCAGATTAGGATTAATAGTAGCAAAGTTCTTTAATACATTTATTGTATCATCACTTAAAACATTTGACATAGTTTTTTCTCCATAATAACTATATTATAACACAGTTTGCTTTGAATGTCAACAATTATTTTCATCATGGACATGCAAAGCGATTAAAGTATAGTGAAGAATTTTCTGTAAGTCCTTTCGGTTATACCCGTCTTTCTTTCCATACCGTTGAGCATACTTTAAAACATTGCCTAAAGCAAACCCCATACCATGGCCACAGTCATTAATAAATTCCGTTGATTGGAATTGATTCTTTGAGTAGTGACCCTCGTAAGTTTTATTAATATATTCTTGGAGCTCTTTTATGAGAGCTCCTTCATTAAATTTGTAGTTTATTTTTTTATTAAACATTAGTCTCCTCAATGTTTTCACCATCTATTTGGCTTATAACTCCTTCGTCAACCTTTGTGTAAAGGTCAAGAAAGGCATCCTTTGTATCTTCATCAAACCTTGAGATACACATTTCAATTGCTTTCATTCTATTGTTAAAGATAGAGAATGTTTGTACGATGTGACACAATCTTCTTGTTGAGATTAGTTCATCTACGCCATCATCATAGAAAGTCTTTCTAATAACATCTGCCCATTGGACAAGCTTATCTGCAAAGTCTTCGTCGTTTGCATCAAACTTTTTCATGTGTCTTTCAACAATTTTCTTTTCAATTGCAACACTTGGAAACTTTTGGTTTACAGTGACAGTAAATCTTTCTAAGAAAGCATCGTCAATAATAGATGCTGCTGTAAATCTTCCATCTTCTGAGCCTTTACCTAGTGTATTAGCAGTTGCGATAACATTGAAGCCTGGAGCAGGTTTAACAACTTCACCAGTCTTTTTAACTAGAACTGGCTTACCTTCTAAGATTCCTTGTAAACACATAATCTTGTTAGTAGCTCTATCGATTTCGTCAAGAAGTAATATAGCTCCATTCTCCATAGCTTTGAGAACTGGTCCTTTAGAAAAAACAGTCTCGCCATTGATTAATCTGAATCCACCAATTAAATCATCTTCATCAGTCTCTGGATTAATCTGAACTCTAATAAACTCTTTCTTGAGTTTAGCACATGCTTGTTCGACCATGAATGTTTTACCATTACCTGATAGACCAGCAATGTATGTTGGATAGAACATACCAGACTTGATGATTCTTGTCACATCTGAAAAAGAACCCCATGGTACGAATGTTTCATCTACTGAAGCAAATGTTTTTTCTTCGTTAACCACTGATTGCATTGCCATTGCTGTAGCTGGCATAGCTTGTGCTTCTTGTTTTGGAGCACTTGATAGAACAGACGCTAGGTCATAAGTACCTATCTTGACTCTGTTCTCTGGTTGCATTAGACTATAAAAGTCTTTTCCGGTATAACCGTATTCTTTAGCAATATCTACGATTGCTGACTTTCTAAATTGTGTTTGGTCTGGAAACCTTTTTCCTAACTCTCCCACAATCTTTTGGGTTGATATTTTCATTTCACTAAATTTCATAATATATTCACTCCTTATCATTATTTATTTATTTGTATATAGTATCACGTATTGTCGTAAATGTCAACTGTTTTGTGTGACAATTGTGTGACAATTTAAACAGCCACCGCCTTACCAAAGTTGGTGAGTAGTGTCTTGTTCAACTTCTTTCCTTTAGAATGCTTTTTGAAAGCTTGAGTAATCTGAGCTTTGGTTGCATCGTCTGAAACTTGGAAATCTTCGTTATCTATGTTCATGACTTGCTTATTGAATGTTTGTACAATATAGAACTCATCATAACCTAGAGCATCATTATAGATAACACATTTGTTTTTAGTATTTTGCTTTTGTGCATCTTTTGTAAAGTCTTCGTTTTCATATCTGTCCGAGTCATTCTTATCGTAGCAAACATCTGATAACTTTATATTGTATGCATATCTATCGTTTGCAAGAAAGAAGCCAAGAGTTGTGATATTGTGCTTTCTGTAATATTCAAGTAACTCTTTGGTCAATGGTGTTCCAGACCTTTTTGAACGTACAGAACCTTTACCTAATTTAATTTTGTAATCTGCATAGTATGAAAACTCTGAATCAATTTGAGTTTTTGAATAAGCCTCTGGAATATTCTTAGATATTTTTAAGTGGTTTGTATCACCATCTGTGAGTACAACTAAATTCATGTTATCAATTCCTTTTGCAGTAATCATGTTGAATAGTTTATCGTGTATTGCAACAAGAGAAGTGTTTAAAGGTGTTGAACCCCAATCCTCGTACTTAGAACCATACTCATAAATTCTCATACCTCTCCATGATTCCTCTTGATTCTTTCTGTGATATAGAAACTTAAGAGCTTCTGTGTAATCACCTTTACCTAGGTCACTAGAGATTTGTTGACATAGAGAAAGACCTTCGTGATGTACTTGACCTTCAGGACTATCATTTACTCTGTAGTCTGAAGTAAAGTTTGGATTACCTGTAGTAAAACCATAAACATCAAATGGAATATTAACTGCTTTACAGAATACAACTAAGTGAATTAGCTGGTCTAATACTCTGTGCATTACACCTGACATAGAACCAGAGAAGTCTATTAACATAAACATTCCATGATTCTTAGCATCTGCTAATCTAGTTACTCTATTGAATATGTCTTCGTTAGTCTTGTAAGACCAAAGCTTATTAACATCGATAGAACCTGTTTTAGCAGTTTGAGCTCTTGTATATCTAAATGCTGCTTTCTTCTGCTCAAATTCTTTTACCGCATAGTTAACATTTCTTTTTACTTCTTTCATGTAAGACATAAATTCATTTTCATTAAAAGTATGGATTTCATTTTGTTCCCATTCTTCTTTGTTGTATCTACTTGTCATTTGTCTACCTTCAGCAACTTTTGCGTATGGTATAAAGACTTTATTAAGAATATCCTTTGACATTTTATTACCAATAAGAACTTTACCTTGTAGTGAATCATCTTCAATAAGCTTATCTTCGTTAGCTCTGAAGTTCTTGTCTGTGATAGACTCATCTGGATCTCCACCATGAGAAGCTGTTCTGCTTTCTTCTTCAGCTCCATCGTTTGGTTGATTGCCTTCTAATGAGTCTGCAGATGTTTCTTCTCCATCTTCAACATCACCTTCACCTTCCGTAGAAGATTGTTGTTGTTGACTATCTTCCGATGGCATCATATCATCATGACCTTGTGGTCCATCTGCATCATCATCTTGAGTTTCGTTTGGTATATCTTCACCTTCTTCTTGTGCTGGAGGTGTAAGTAATTCTTCTTGATTTTCTTGAGTCCAAGCTAAAATGTCTCTTACTAATTGAACTACTTCATCAAAAGATTCTGTAGTCATAGCTCTGTCCATAAAGACTTGCTCTTCTTTCGTAAATGGTACATCTAAGTGAGCACCAACTTTAGCTTCTAGGTTAATTTTATCTATGAGTTTAATTTGGTCCCATGAAGGCATTTCACTTGGCTTACCGAAAAATTCTTCTTCCCATAGTCTTGCATATCCTTTTTCAAATGACCTGACTAGACCAGGATATCTTGACTTAACTTTTCTTTCTATTCTAGCATCTTCAATAACATTAATATAAGACCTAGGGCAACCTTCCATATTCTCTGGATTATCATGCCAACCTTCGTATGGTGTTTCTAAAGCATGACCGACTTCATGA